ACCAAATGCGAGACCTGCATCAAGCTGCGACAGCACCTGCGGCTATGCAAAAAGAGCAGAAGCCTTGAAGCGTAGGATGCGCGGCGCCGCGCGCGATCCCTGGCGTCATCTCGAGCCGAAACAAAAAGAACTCGTCGCGGCTAACATCCAAGAAATTAGCGCATGGTGGTTACAAGGAATAGATTATGTCGGGGTTCCCAAAAAACAGAGTTCGCAAGGCGAACGGAGTACCAGAGGCAGAAGAGCCGAACGGCAGGGGCAGGCCAGAATATGTTCCGACTAAAGAGGAGCGCAAGGTGGTCTTTCTTGCTGCATCTGTCGGTGTACCGCAAGATAAGATGGCGGAGATGTTGAATGATGGCCATGGCATCGCCAAGATGACTCTTCAGAAACATTTCCGCAGAGAGTTACATGAGGGAATGTGGAAAGCCAACATGGATGCGATTGGTTCTCTGTATGATACAATGATGCATTGCCCAGATCCCAAGACGAAGCTACGCGCGACTGAGTTTTGGCTAGAACGCCGTATGGGTTGGATTGTCAAGCAGATTGCAGAACACGAGCCAAGCAAGCTCGTCATCTCAGTCGAAGGTGGATTGCCAAAGCTGGAACACACTGGGAACGGTATTGATCTAGAGCATGTCGACGCAGAGGATACCGATTAAGCTCCCGACGTTCCATAGCGGGCAAATCGAAGCATATAAGTCTTTAAATGGCGCGCGGTACTCTATTCTCAGGTGCGGGCGTCGCTGGGGAAAAACGGAATTCTTAGGAATAATCGCATGCATGGATGCGATAGCGGGGTATCCTGTAGGATATTTCGCAATGGACTATATGCGTGTCCATGAATTCTACAAGTGGTGCGAAGACAAACTAAGGCCGATAATCGTCTCGGCATCTCAGATAGCGCGCGTTATCCGTATCCGTAACGGAAGCTACGAGGAAACCGGCCTTGACGGCGCTGGTAAGATTGAGTTCTGGACGCTGAACGACGAAACCGCAGGGCGCGGCAGAAAATACAAAACTGTGCTGATTGACGAAGCTGCATTCGCCAGCTCAGATATGATGAATATCTGGAAGGGCTCAATTCAGCCGACGTTGCTTGACTTGCGCGGGCGATGCATTGTCGCAAGCAATACGAATGGGATTGATATCGAGCAGTTTTTCTGGAAGATCTGCAACGAGCCAGAGCACGGGTTTAAAGAATATTGGGCGCCTAGCCACGGCAATCCGTATATGCCAGCGGATGAATTGGATAGGCTGCAAAAAACTGTACACCATCTATTCTATAAGCAGGAATATTTAGCTGAGTTCATCGATTGGTCTGGCGTAGCGTTCTTCACCATCGATCTGATGTTCAAGGACGGGAAGCCGCTTCCGCCGCCGCCGCGCTGCGACAGGGTATTTGCCGTCATTGACACTGCCATCAAGGATGGGAAGGAAAACGACGGGACGGCAGTGTCTTATTGGGCGGTCAACGTCCTAGGAGACAATTTTCCGCTCATTCTGCTAGATTGGGACATCGTCCAAGTCGAGGGCGCAACCCTGGAGAGCTGGCTTCCCGGCGTCTATTCCAGGCTCGAAGAGCTAGCTAGGGCGCACAGATCGCGGTTCGGATCGGTCGGCGCCTGGATCGAAGACAGGGGCTCCGGCATAATCCTGCTCCAGCAGGCCAAAAACAGGGGCTGGGCGGCCCATCCCATCGAAAACGAGCTGACGATGCTCGGCAAGGACGCAAGGGCACTGAACGCTTCTGGGGCCTTCACGCAAGGCAAGGTGAAAATCACCCAGGCCGCTTTCGACAAGACGGTTATCTATAAAGGGGTAAGCCGCAACCATTTCCTTACGCAGGTTACCGGGTTCCGCATGGGCGATAAAGACGCATATAAACGTGCCGACGATCTTTTGGATACTTTTTGCTATGCGATAGCGTTAGGGTTGGGTAATCCAGAGGGCTTCTGAGAAATCGCGCATGAACCGATTTTATGTCTATATTTATTTTCGTCCAAATGGGTCTCCTTGCTATGTAGGCAAGGGCAGCGGCAACCGATGGAAATATCATTTTTGTCAACCTAGAAACCCATGGTTAGAAAACATTCTAGGAACCTCGCCTAAAGGGCTGCCTGTTGTCATTGTGCGCGATCGGTTAACGGAAGATGACGCGTTTGCGTTAGAAATTGCATTGATTGCCGCCATCGGCAGAAGAGATGATGGCGGACCATTGGTGAATATGTCTGGCGGCGGCGAAGGGAATCGAAACTTTTCCGCCGAGACAAAATACAAAATGGGGTATTGGCGAGGAAAGATCGGCCCGATGTATGGGCGGCGGCATTCGGAAGAAACAAAGTCGATAATTAGTCTCAAAAAGACGGGCGTAAGCCACCATACAGAAATCTGCGAGAAGATAAGCGCCGCCTTAAGGAACAGAGATCCATCGGTTAGAGCGGCCGTCAATGCAAAGAACACAGGTCGCAAACGAACTCCGGAGCAGTGCGAAAGAATTTCAGCCGCGAAGCGCGGAAAGAAATTCTCTGCTGAGGCTTGGGAAAGAATTAGGGCGGGCCAAATTGCCGGACGAAAGAGGCGCGCCCAGTCTGGCAACCCGGAAGGGTTTTAGGAGGTTGGCATGGATACTTATGTTGAGCGTATCGATAACGCCTTACGTGTTCTGCGCAGCATCAAGGACGAAGATTATTGCATCAGCTCGTGGCCGCATTGCACGCTTGGCAACTGCGCGAAAGATGCATGGTTCAATTCCGAGGGGTTTGGCTTCAGCCCGAATACCGGCAGCATCCCGTATTTTGACGACAGCACTGGATGTGAAGCTGGATCCAAGTTCTTTGGCATCACATACGAAGTTAGCAACAGGCTTTTCGTTGCCGGAGACCCTGTTCTCGGTAGCGCATACGCCAGCCGCAATCCTGCCCGCAAGGAAGCGATTGCACAATTCGAAGTGTTGCGCATGAAGAAACTCGCTGAAATCGAAACCGGCACCCTAGTCGAGGCCGAAGACTTCGTCGCGGCAGAGTGATTTGGTGAACAATCCCAGCGCAGCTGATCCGTGTTGCGCTGGGAAATTAGGAAGATTTCTAAGTGGACGAATTTTACGTATATGTTTTGTTTAGCACTGATGGAATTCCGCGCTACGTAGGGAAAGGCAAGAACGCGCGTTGGAAACGCCGCAATAGAGCGTACAACCCAGGTCTGGAGCGGCTTATTAGAGAAGCAAACGGGGAGCCGCCGATAGTTATTGTGCGGAATGGATTGCTCGAAGAAGACGCCTTCTCATTAGAGATGGCTCTTATTTCTGCCATTGGCAGGGAAAACGATGGCGGGCCATTGGTTAATATGTCCGCTGGCGGCCAAGGATCTTCTGGAAGAATTCAAACAGATGCGACTCGGCAACTTATCCGAGAAAAATTGACCGGCATAAAATGGTCGAAAGGGCGTTGCAAAAACCTTTCCAAAGCCAGGAAAGGGATACCGCTCGGCCCGATGTCTTGTGAGCACAGGCTAAAGATTTCAGAAGCCCACAAGGGCAAAGTGATGCCTGAAGAACAGAGGAAGAGACTAAGCGCCACGCTCACCGGGCGTAAAACGAGGCCGTGCCAGGTGGAAACGAAAAGAAAGATTGGCGCTATCCATCTCGGTAAGCCGCTCTCTCAAGACCACAGAAATAAACTTAGTATTTCTCACCTTGGGCATGTTCCATCCAAGGAGGCGAGACTCGCTATGAGTGATGCTCAAAAAAGAAGGTGGGCGAGAAGTGAGGGTTTACGGGAGAGTGACGGACGAGTTAGGCGCGAAATCGTGGTTTGAGGTCAGCACCGACAGCGCCGGAAACAATGAATACGTCTTCCTAACGGCGCTCGTCCAGGTTCTAAAACTAAATCTGGGCGAGTCGCCATTCTATGGCAATTTCGGTATACCGGCCAAAACCAGCGTGCTGCAGCAAATCGCCCCAGACTATTATGTTGCTTTCACGCAACAGAAATATTCTGGGTATTTTGCCAACCTCTCGATCACGCGAGTGCAAGCCCCAGATAGGATTACGCCAACATATAACGTTAGCGTGCTGATGACGACTGGGACGAAATTCCAAGTCGATATCGACGCCGAGCGCGTGCCATTTCCAAGTGCGCCATTCCCGGTCAACACGATCCTGCCGTCTCTTGGGGTAATGCCTGGATAACCACCATCTCCAGTGTGCTGGGGCAAATGAAGTGCCGGAGAGCGATAATTGTCAATAATTTTTAGCGCTACGCTCACAAGCGTTACTGCTGGTTGGCAAGGCTGGTCTCTTCGCCAGGTAATTAACCTCCCAAATCTCACGAGTCCTGGGTTTAGCAATGGCCTGATTAGAGTCACTTTCACAACCGCGAGCACTACCAACGCCGGAAATCTTGACGCTGCCTATGTTGGCGCTGGAGTCTCTTCGCCAGTATACGACTTTGATGGAAGCCAGGCGCAATTATTGTTTTCTCAATCGCCATCCTTCACTGGCATTACTGGATCGGCTACCATCACTTCTGATTTTGTTCCATTTACATTCAATTTTAGTACCTCCGTAAGCCTTGTTCTTTCTATGCACTTTTCAGGAACGACGGTTGATCTGCCCCAGTCTTTGTCTTCTAGCGGAGACAGCTATTTTTTTTCGCACCAGGTAGTGGGGTCAGAGGGACAAAGCGCACCTGGCGGTAGCTGGTCACCTTCTGGCGCATCTCACCTAGCCACAATTGTGTTGATTGAATTTGTTCCAGCTCCACCTGCACAACAGGTCGGAAATGACGGCTTGTCTAGTCAATCCGTTATACCCGGCCAGACCCTGCCAGGAAACGTCGGCCTTTGGGTCAACTTCCCGACCGGATATGCCTATCAGCTTTTGCGGAACGGAAATGTATTCCAGGCCGGCCCGTGGGGGGCAGGGCCGTCTTATACGGTTCAGTTATCCGACGTTGGATCAATCATCACGCTTAACGTGATCGCGTCGAATTCAAGCGGTTCTGGACCAGTTGCCGGAAGCGGGGATTACTTAGCAGTTCCTGGCAAACCTCTCATAACGTCACAAACTCTTGGAACCTTGAGAAATAACTTTGGCGACGCCTTAGGATGCGGTTTTACAGTAGGATCAAGCGCGGTTGTTGTAAGCGCGCTCGGTCGGTGGGTAGTGAGTGGTAACTCAGGGAGTCATCTTTTATTTATTGCAGACTTTTCCGGCACAACGATTGGGACTGCTACGATAAATACGTCTGGCCTTCCTGTTGGTTATAATTATGTCAACATTGACCAAGGCTTAATCACCCTGCAGGCTGACTCTTTCTATTATCTGCAAAGCGTAGAGGTGTCCGGCGGAGATTTTTGGTATAATGTTGATACAACCCCAACGGTCGATAGCCGGTTCGCATATAGTGGCGCATTCGATAGGGTTGGTGGAACGTTAACGTTTAGCGATACGTCTGGTATCTATGGGCCTGTTAATTTATTATTCTACCCAGTCACGCCAGCCCCACTTGGAACGCCCATCTTGTACAAGTGGGACTTTAATCCATGAGCCCTGGCACCATTAAGCAACCCGCCATTCCCCGGGTGCCCATCGTGTACAATTGGGACTTTCTGGCCATGAGATTTACTGGCGAGACATATAGCCCTCCATTTAACCCAGGCGCAGTTAGTTTCGCGCCCACCGGCAGCCCTATGATTCGGGACGAACAATTCAATCTGCAGACATTGAATACGAAGAATGGGCAGTGGAAGCTCACCAACCTGCTTGATGCTGCAAAGGCGTCCTTGAGTGCGCAGGGCATAAATTGGTCGCCGGCCGCACCCGGTATTTATGCAATCGGCGTAGAGCAGGTAGCCTACTATGCAAACCCTATATGGGACGAAAGTCGGATAGTGTACGACACAGCAGGCCACGCGTACGCGATACTAGCGTCGGGGCGCTCGTCTCTTAATGCGAGCGTTTTCATGCACTCTTCTGACGGAGCGAAGACCTGGACAGCATATCTGATCCCTGGTAGCGGCAGCTCCACATATACTTCTGTAAGTATGGAGCAGCCGACGGCAGGAAGTACTCTGCTTAATCAGCCACCTGTGCTCCTTCTGAGGCCATACTTCGATTACGCTGGTAACCCACGCACGATGCAGATGGTCACCCCTATCTTAAACATGGACGGGTCTATATCATTTGCGGGTCCGTTCACAGTCGCTACAAACACAATAACGGACATCCCCCCGGCGGGCAACGAGAACGCAGTGGTGTCATCTGGCAACCTAGTACATATTGTGTATCCAGGAGCGACGCTTGCGCTCGATACTATAAGCGGGAGACATGGCACTCCAGAGTATGCGGTGACAGTTAACCGAACGACGGGCGCGGTCGTCACAGGTCCAACACTACTTGGGGTTGGTGTAGATCAAGCTGATGAGAGCGTAGTTGATGAGCATAACCAACCTACAATAGCAATGGACAGGAGCGGGTTCCTACATACTATTGTGGCAGGGCATGATGGCCCACTATATTATTTGAAGTCAACGGCGGCTAACAACACAAGCAGCTGGGGGACCACCCAGATTTTAGGACAGCGCCCGTCTAATACGTGGCCTAACGCGGACGAATATAGTTATCCATCGCTATTGATAGACATAAATAACAATCCGGTGATAGTGGTGAGATGGGCTGGGCATGGCTATATCTTTAGACTTGTTGTTTTGTATATGAGCGTAGGCCATTGGGTACAACAAACATTAGTTGACCCGGGGAGGCCGTTCTACGGAATATGGTATCATAAGGCGACCGTTAGCAGATCGGGGAAGATATTCATACATTATAAATACTTCCCTGATAATATATTTGCAGATGAGGCGTTAGTGATAGAAAGCACTTTCGGGTTGACACTTACTCCTAATCCTACTTCGTGCGTGGCGACAAATCACGATAGCATAACTCCTAGCTATTGTGCATACAATGGGTATGCGACGCTGACGAACGCTATGGTGTGTTCGTCAGACGCAACCTTCTCGTCGTTCGGATCAGTAACATCTGGAGCGTTCTTTTCTTAGATGGTAATCCTATCATGAACACAATGAGGAGTCCGCCATGTGGGCTGTGAAGGCAGCGACGGCATGAGCCAAGTTGGCGAAGTTCTCACTGGAAACGTCGGCCTTTGGGTCAACTTCCCGACCGGATATGCCTATCAGCTTTTGCGGGATGGCACAGCGTTCCAGTCTGGCCAGTGGGCGACTGGACCATCCTACACCGTGCAACTATCAGACGTCGGATCTGTTCTTTCACTTAACGTGATCGCGTCGAATTCAAGCGGCTCCGGGCCGATAGCTAGCAGCCCAGGCGTGGTGATAGCTTCATGAACGTAAGCACGATCGAAACCAACAGCTCTGTCATTG